GTCAAATTAGCGCATGTTGAAGCTCTGATGAAACATCCAAATTTCCGAAGTTTGAATGTCCAAGGTGGTGGATCTCCTATGCTTAGTTGTTCTAAACGAAAGTATACAATCCAGCCCTTGCACCACAGGAGTCTTCTTAGATATCTACCTAAAGTAAATGCCAATGTTTATGGCACATTAGATGGATTTCGAGGAAACCAACGCTCTCGGGTGTGTGCAACGCCCTTGCAAGAGCAAATCTTGGTCAAATACGATCGCGAAGTAGCTCATGGTGCTCCCTTTTTAGGAAGCTATCATGGAGTTAAGCAAAATGTGGAGCACATGGTTAAACCCCAAAACAATTACAATAAGATGTATTTACGGAAGTGCGTTGAAGCGTACACCAATGATATTATCAAGGGTTTGCCTGCTAAAAGTTTGAAGGAGTTGATTCCTCTATCTACACATGCTGCTATTAACGGTTTACCAGGTGTCAAATTTATTGATGGTATAAATCGTTCTACTTCAATGGGCTTCCCTTACAATACAACTAAGAAGCAATTTTTGGTTGAATGCAAGAGTGAGGAATACCCTGATGGTGTCACATACACCCAAGAAGTTTTGGATGAGATGGATGTTATTGAGAAGCAATACGCACAAGGTTTGCGAGCATATCCAATTTTTTCTGGACACAATAAGGATGAGGCTGTACCCATAGCCAAGGTCCTCAGTAGGAAGTGTCGGCTTTTTGTCGGGGCACCGGCTGCCTGGTCAACTGTTGTTCGAAAGAAATTACTACCTTTTGTACGAGTAGTGCAGAAGAATCAGTTACTCTTTGAAGCTGGACCTGGGCTAGTGTGTCAATCCCGTGAGTGGGATAATGTCTACAAGTATTTGACACAGTTTGGTTTACACCGAATCATTGCTGGAGACTACGGAAAGTTTGACAAGCGTATGTTAGCTGATTTTATATTGGCTGCTTTTGACATCATTGTTAACATTCTGCGACATGCTGGGTGGGACGAGACAGATTTGTTGTACATCATGTGTATAGGTCATGATATCGCTTTTCCCTGTTGCACCATATTGGGTGATCTGATTGAGTTCTTCGGAACTAATCCCTCAGGACATCCACTTACTGTCATTCTCAATTCTATTGTGAATAGTTTGTATTTGCGTTATGGCTTCATTTCATTGAATCCCGAGCATACTGTTATGGATTTCAAGAAATATGTTGCTGCATTCACGTATGGTGATGACAACGCTATGGGGGTGAGCACATTGTGCGACTGGTTCAATCATACCAGTTTGCAAACGGTTTTAGCCGAAATTGGTGTTGAATACACTATGGCAGACAAGACCTCGGAAAGTGTACCGTTCATTAACATAAATGACACTTCTTTCTTAAAGCGAACTTGGCGATGGGATGAGCGAATGCAATGTTTTCTCTGTCCACTTGATGAGGATTCTATTTTTAAATCTCTCACCATGTGGGTTCCATCTGACTCTATCGATAAGTATGCACAATTTGTTGCTGTTGCTAGTTCAGCCGTACAAGAATACTTTTTCTACGGAGAGGAAAAGTTTTTAGAGATGCGCAGTTTCTTTGTTGAATTGTTAGATCAAGAGCCGTACAAGTTCTACATAACCAGTTCCACTTTTCCGACATATGAGCAATTGGAAGAACGTTTCAATGCTAATTCAGTCGACATTGCGTCTACTTGTTAGTCTATGTTTTCTTTTTTATATGTTTATTGCGTCTATTTGTTAGTCTATGTCTTTTATAAGTTCTTTGCATTTTTCTATTTCGCGTTTCCAAGTTTACGCGCTCTATGAGCTTAAAAACTTTAAAATAAATCCCCAGCGGATTTGTGGTCTGGAAAACCACGCCTATCTTGGCATTAAGCTGTGCCTTGATATTGTATCTACTAGTTGTTCTCTATATTTTCGTTTTGTAACGTCTGCGGTAACGCGGATAAAGATGTTGACGCACTTGCTATGAATAGTGCGGCTCACGGAGGGTGCCAATCAGCCCCCAAGAGTAAATACAGTGATTATGTTGTCCAGTCGGAAGATGTGGGCGACTCGTTGACGAGTGAAATTCTTTCATTTGTCGATAGTTCAGCTGGTGATGAGCAGAAGATTCAGTATGTGGCAAATCCTATTGCCTCTGCTGATTCTACATCTAATACAGATTTGGCACGATTCTTGAGTCGTCCTACTCTTATTGATGCTAGATCTTGGTCTACTGCCGCTTCTACTGGATACTTAGGTACAGATATCGAACCCTGGTATTTGTATCTGAACAATAGTGTTATTAAACAGAAATTGACAAACTATGCTTATTTACGAGCAAAATTGTGCGTCAAGTTCGTTGTTAATGCTACCCCCTTCCATTTCGGACTTTTGCGAGTGGCTTATGAACCCAATACGAATGTAGCCAATACAGGCTCACGTAGATCGGTCATTCGCACTAATCCGGATTCGGACATCCCGTTGTTGATTCCATTGTCTCAATTACCAGGAGTGTGGATCCATCCATCTGATAATTCAGGTGGTCATTTGGAATTGCCATTCTTTAAAGAGACTAATTGGCTCCCGTTGCAAACAGCAGCAGAAGTCAAAACTATGGGAGTGCTGAAGTATTTTGTGGCTGCCATTCTTGGCGCTGCTACTGCTACAGCATCAACAACAATTACACTAGATACATTCGCTTGGTTAGAGGATGTTGAGTTGAGTGCAGCTACTGCCGAACTCACACTGCAAGGCAAAGATGAATACGATGGTCCCATCTCTAGTGTAGCATCAGCTGTCGCTGCTGCTTCGCGTTCTCTCGAGAGCGCTCCAGTCATTGGTAAGTTTGCGCGAGCAACTACTATTGGCGCTGGCGCAGTGGCTAGTATAGCTGGAATGTTTGGATTCACTAATACCCCTGTGATCGATGATTATAAGGGAACTATGAATATGGCTGGACCTCCTCTTGCTTCTGGCGAGATTGGTGTGCCGATTCAAAAGTTAACTTTGGATCCCAAACAGGAGTTATCTGTTGATCCCTCTTTGCATGGAGTCTCTAACAAAGACGAAATGCTGATTACAACAGTGCTCCAAAAGGAAAGTGTACTTTCTCCTATCGGGTGGAGTACAGCTGACGTCGTTGGAACAGTCATATTCAATGCACGGGTTTCGCCTATGCTTTTTGGAAAACAAGACATTTACGATGGCGACTCAAACGCTCGATCAAGTCGGGTATACCACACGCCCATGTCCTATTTGGGCATGATGTTTCAACATTGGCGTGGGGATATTATATTCGATTTTGAAGTTGTCTGTACTAAGTTTCACAAAGGACGTCTCAAGATTTCTTGGGACCCAGTTGGAACTACAGGCACAGTTGCTTTGCCAGAGAATGTTGTTTACACAACTATCCTCGATATTGGTGAAAACAACAAAGCTTCACTTAGAGTGCCTTTCCACAGCGCGTTCGCTTTTTGCCGGACACGCGGTATCGCAGCAGATAATTGGAGCCCAGCCAACTGGATGAGTTCTACACCTGCCTACGATAACGGGCTATTGCTCCTTTCGGTTTTAACACCTCTCATTTCACCAGTTTCACCACAGAACCTAGCTATTATTGTTACGGTTAAGGGTGCTCCAAATTTGGAGATGGCTAATTTACGTAGCTCATTGGCTGAGAATGAAGGGTATCCACCTCCGTCTTTCTTTGCAGTGCAAGGCTTGGATGAAGTGGATATAAATGCTACAGAAGAAACATTTGGAGACACTGGTTCAATGCATCCTCATCGGTATGCTATGAATTTTGGTGAAAACATTTCCTCATTACGAAGTGTTGCACATCGTATGTCTTTGTACGACGTTTGTGCTCCAGGTGCTCATGGTACGACGCGATTTGGACTTTTCCAAAAGTCTTATTCACGTCTACCGCTGATGTATGGTTATAACCCTAATGGACAAAGTACTGCCACAAAAGTACTAGCAGGCGTTGGTTCTGCTCCGTTCACTTTCACACCAACTCATCCAATGACTTACATTGCGATGATGTACGGCGCTGTTCGTGGCGGAACTAACTATACTGCAAACCCTAGCACTGATTTGTATCCCTATATTGGGGATATTCGAGTTCAGCGATTGACAACCACAACTAATAGTGGGAATCGTCGAGGTCGAATCGCAACGAATCTCAACACAGGAACTTCAGCTAGTGTGACTGCTGAGTATTTGAATAATGTCCACCCACTTACGGCGGGAGGATGTTTAACAAATTCACAGGCAGGCGGAGCAGTGTCTTGGAATGCGCCTCATATGGGGCCAACGAATTTCAATTTTACTGATCCAACATACTTGATCAATGGAAATCCCACAGATCAGACAAATTTCGAGTGTACTAATCTTGACATTTTGGTTCATCAAAATGTCGCGAATACTATTACCGATCAATATACTCTTACCACCTATGCAGGTGCAGGAGTTGATTGGCATTGTATTTGGCTGTTGGCATGTCCAACACTAGATTACTACGTTACGAGACCAGTTGGAGTTTAATCTTCTGCACCTACGGGTGCAATGGCGGCTTTACTTAAAAAATACCACTTGACGTGGACCGCAGAAGAGTTTCATAGACTCGATAGAAAAGGGCTAGCCCATCACAAGACGCGATGATGGGACAGTAATAAATGTTATATGCGCAACAAAAACGGGATGTTACAGTCTACCCCGTTCTCCTGTATTAGTGGAGTTTTAAAGCTTGGCCCCTTAGGTCAAAGATTCTCGTGACGGACGTTGTACCTGCAGATCTTTGATCTGTAGGGAAATTTTACCTAGCACGAGTTGTAATCTTTGTTCCCGTATGGTGCTTCTCAAGAGTTGTACAC